TCGGTAGTGGTTACTGCGCCAGCGTTGATCTTGGCGGTGGTGACGGCGTCGTTAGCAAGCTGCGTATCCGTGATCGTGGTGTTCGCGATCTTGCCGCCAGTGATCGCTGTGTCTGCTAACTGCGTCGCCGTGATTGTCCCGCTAACAATCTTGTCTGCGGTAATCGTAGTGTTGGCGATTTGCGCGGCGGTGATGGTTGTGTTGGCAATCTTAGCTGCTGTGACAGCAGTGTCTGCAATCTTGGCTGTAGAGATTGAACCGTCTGGCACTAGCCCAGGCGTCCTGCCAATCTCAGTTACAACATTCTTATGGCTGCTGACGCGGTGGTGATCTAGGTGAACGCGCCGAATCGCGCGCTCATCCATCAACACATCAGGACGGTTCCTGTTCCCGCCAGCTTTTGAGCGGTCAGGAGCCATGGATTAGACCTCTCCGTAGCCCGAGAACTGATCCATAACTTCCGGCGGCGCATCAGACGCTGCCTTCGCCATGTTTCTAGCAATGTTTGCTTGCTGAGACTGCGCGTCCAGTTGCTGTTGCGCGGCCATTGCAGCCTCTCGCGATTGCCGCAGTTCCTTGACCTCTTCCGTAGAGCGGACGTTGGCAGGGTTGATGCCCAGCTTGTCCGCGTATTCGTCGAGGAACGAGTCGGGGTTAAGCTTGTCTAGCGCCTCTGGGTGCGACTGTGCTAGCCCTTGGATCATGCCGACGAACCTGTCGTCCGTGCTCGCACCCACAGCCTTCTGAGCCTGCGCTAGCGTGCTAACAAACTCTACTTGGAGGTTCATTCCGCCAAGCTCTTCCGGTGCAGGAGGGATCAAACCTGAATCCAGCATGTGGTCGAACGTAATGTCGATCAACGGCTCCAAGCCTTCGTGGTGCAAACGCTCCAGCGCAGGGCCAAGCATCAGCAACTTCTCTTCGTGGCGCTCTGCAACCTCCGTAGCCGTCATGCTCTTGTTGGTGCTAGAAAGCATCAAAAACAGGTCAGCGTAGAACGTGCTGTTGATGCGCTGACGCACATCTTGGATGTCGAACAACAGACCCTGAAGGTCCGGGTTAATCTGCCACAGCGGACGAATGCCTTGGCTGTTGCTGTCAACCTCCGTATGACCACCGGGCAGAGTGTCTACCTCACTGCCTTTCATCAACGGTGGTCCTTGAGTGGGCGGCTGCGTCAGGTGGTCAAGGATCTGACCCTTCCGACGTTGCTCGTGTTGCAGTTGCTTCACGTCGCCCAGCGCCGCCATGCCTGGGCTGTTGCCGTAGATGTCCTGACCCGACACCGACCAGCGAGGAGCAATGACCGGGAACTGGCGGAAGCCAGACTCTCTGAGCACGTCCTTAATATTTGATTGGCCGCCACCATAACCACTCCGTCCTTGCTCCCAGTAAACTGAGCGGAATGGCATGTCTCGGTTGCTCTTGCCATCTAAGTTCCGGTCAGCACGCGGCTCAATCGCGTGACAAACCGTGCGATAGTGATCAAGGTTGCCGTTACGGAACTGATTTTGGACGCTGATCGACAGGTTCTTGAGGCCAAACTCCTTGACCATCTGTCCCACCGTCATGTCGAACTCGCGGTAAAGACAATCTACGCGGTCGCGGTTGTCCGTGCTGATGGCATACTGCCCAGCCGTCAAGACGTGGTGGTGGATGACCTTGTCGAAGTCAAACGTAATGATCGACGCTGCCGTGCCGTAGAGAGCGCACTCGCTGTAGATGCGAGGCAACGCACGGTAGGTGTTGCTGCGAGCAAAGACGCGCAGCATCCGGTGCGTTACGTCGTGCAGCCATTCCTTGACCGGCTGAAAGTCATTGAGGTCTGGGTCAGGTGCAGCAAGGCGCATCCAAGGACGCGCAGGGCTGGTAGCTCCAGCCATCAAACCTGCTTCGAGAACCTGCAAGGCCCTCGTAGCAGTGCTATCCATGATGTTGTTGTGCTTTCGACTGCCTCGGTTGCGATCAGTAGTCAAAAAGCGCCCAGTTCTAGGAAGGAAGAACTTGCTAAGTTCTTCGTAGTGCGGCTCCCACGACGACAACTCAGTCCAAAGAGCTTGTTTGCGAGCACGAACGTGTTGCAGAAGCGTTCGATGCTCACCGTTGCCAATCGAAACAAGAGAACTGGGATACATAATCTACCTCAACCCAAGTAACGGGTTCTGTCCAACATGCCCATGCCCTGCTGGCCAGTCAGGAATGTCTCTCCAGCCATCCGTCTTTGGCGCGCTCTAGCCATAATTGCAGACGTGTTGGGCTTTCGCTTTCGCATCTGCTTAGACTCAGCCGCTTGAGCTAATCGCTCGCTAGAAGCTGCGCTGCGAGCTTGTTTTTGAGCCTGCTCTTGCTGCTCAAACGCTTTCTGCGCTGCTTTTTGTTGGCGACGACCTTGCCTGTTGCCTGAATAGATTGAGGCAGCAGACAACATTGCTGCTACTGCAATTTCAGCCATGGTTGTGCTCCTTGGTTACCCATACATGCCACCCATAGGATTCTTTCTTACAGCATCTAGCAATTGCAAGCCTATAGCCGACGCGTAACGTCTTGCTTGATTTTGTGTTGCTTGAAGAGAAGTAGACCTTCGCAACTCACCGATGTTTATTCTAGCCATCGGAGAATCTACAGAATTAGGCTGGTTGCCTTGCTCCAAAAGAGATCCTGAAGCAGGCGGGGTAGCGCCACCCATCCGGCGTCGCAAACGATCTCTGGCAGTCTGAATCGGAGCAGCCGTCTGGTTAGAAGTCCCGCCTCGGCCAACCGATCCAAGACCGCTATCGGTAGACCCTAGGTAGCTGGTGCTTGTGTTACCCATGGAAGTTAACCCGGTAGTGGTGTTCAGATAGTTTGCAGTTGCGCCGCGCGGCCAAGATTAAGTCCAGAGATGACTCTGGCTTGGCAGCCCACACCATACAGTCTACGCCGCACTCTTGGGCGTGTTTTTCTGTCTGGCGTATTAACTCTAAACCAGCGCCCTTGCGGAAGTTGGGGTCAACGTAAAGGCTGTCGTTGCTAGCAATTAGGGTGTCGTGATGCCCATGGCGATACAGAACCGTGGTGCTGTAGCCGATCATGTGCGTGCCTAGGTAAGCCCCCAAGCACATCAAGGTCCGCTGCTTCTGCAAGACCTCGTATCGCGCAAAATCTAGCGCAAACTCTTTGCCGTCAAGCTCTTGGCAGTGCTGCTCAAAGAGGTGGTAGCCATCTGCGATGAGCACCTCTAAGGTAATCGGGGCGATCTCTAGGTCAGATGTTTTCGTAGGGGTCTCGGTCCCAGCGATTTCGGTCTCTTTTGCTTCCGGCACGGGCCATCTCGTAGCGGTCAATCGACTTCTGGATCGGGCTGGCAAACGTAAGAGCCAGCGCATCCGCAAGGTCAGGACTCCCCGCATTCTGGAGTCGCTTCTTGATCTGGTCTTTTGACTCTAGCACCCGCCGCCCGGAGGTGTCGAAGCTGTAAGTCGGAGTCGCAAGCTCCTGCTTCAGAGACAAAGAATCGGGAATCGCGCCCCCGCCCTGCAACCAGTCCCGCATCTCGAACCACATTTCGGTTCTGCGGTTAACGTGAAGTGTGTGACGGTTGGCGCGACCCCCGAAAGGCACTTCGATGATGTGATAACCCAGTTGCTTGAGGCGGTCGATGACCCCAGCGCCCGCCCCGCTATCGATGAAAGTAGCATCTGGGTGCCAGTCCCCGATGGCCTGCGCCACAAGGTCTGCTAACTGCATGTTGTCTACCCCTCGGTAGACCAGAGCGGGGAAAGCCTGTGGGCCTTGCCGCTTCATAATGACGCTTCTGTCGTCGCCGAACCGGGCCGGGTCTACGCCCAGAATCCGGGGAGCAGCGACGAGATCGTGCGCCTGATACATCCTCTTAGACGCGACCTCAGCCACATCTAGGCTGATCAACTGGTCGTCGCCAGCGGCTGAGAAGTCGCAGAGCATCTCACGCGCAAACGCGGTATCGCTCATCTCCTGCCGCATCCGGTCAATCTCTGTAGAGGGCAGAGAGTCCGTGTCCTGGCACGTAAACCTAGCCGCATACCAGGACGAACCCTCGGTCTTCATGGACGCAGAAGCCCTGTAGAAGAGTTCTGAGAACAGGTTGATCCCCTGCGGGGTGCCAATGAAGAGCGCCCAGCCCAGACGATCAGCCAGCGCAGGCTGGATGATCTCGTGCCAGACCTCTGGCTTCATCTGGGCCACCTCGTCTAAGACCACACCGTCGAGCCTGACCCCCCGCATAGCGTCCGGGTTGTCCGCACCGTAGATCTTGATGATGGCCTTGTTGTGCTTGAACTTGACCGCAAGCTCGCCTTCCTGGATGACCGCAGCCCCCTGCGCTACAAGCCCCTCTACGCGCTGCTTAAGCCTGTTCCAGGCAATGGCCTTGGCCTGCTTGAGTTGCGGCGCAACGTAAAAGAACGCCCCCAGATCCTGTTTGCAGGACATGGCGCAGTCCAGCAGTTCCATGAGGGCAAGCTCCGTCTTCCCCGCGCGACGGTGCAAGGCCAAGACCGTAAACCTAGCCTTGTTGACGT